GGAAAACTCCCTATCACGATCGTTTAGTTTATAGATTAAGAAAATTTCTATCCTTATCGCCTCAGCAGCAAGATTATGTAATAAAAATGATTGATTACGGAATACCTTGGGAAGGCTACGATATTGATTTTTACAAAACTCTTGCTAGCCTGGAGGAAGAAAAGCGTAAGCAATTTACTGTCGGTAACAAGTCTGGTTATGTTGCCGGTGTTTTTAGGAAGATGAAAACGCTAAGTATGTCCTTGCCTTATGATAAAAATACTAAAGTAGGATCAGAGCTTAGAGTAAGAACTGAAGAGGTGGAGAAATGAGCTTTAAGTTATCAGATAGAGCTAATAAAACTACCGAGAATTATGTTTTAACAAACAGCATGATTAAGTTGGCTGACCAATTAAATGTGGAAAATAGTAATGATTCTACCGGTATCAGTGCCCATGAAAGAATTCACCTGCTGAATATTTTGGGAAAAATGCTTAAGCGAGAGCAAGCTATTTTAGCTGAGGAAGTTCAATGAAGATTTTAATCGCATGTGAAAACTCTGGTCGTGTTCGTGACGCATTTATAAAGCGCGGTCATGACGCTATTAGTTGCGACCTGTTACCGAGTGACGCGCCCGGGCCTCATTATCAGGGTGATGTTAGGGATATACTCGACGATGGCTGGGATAGGCTTATCGCCCACCCCGATTGCACATACCTAACCTGCTCAGGGGAGTGGGCCTACGGTCCAGGGCCTTATCATCAAAAAGTCAAGTCAGGAACGCTGACAGGAAATGACCGAATAAAAGCAAGAGTGGAGGCGGTTAAATTTGTTGAGGAATTATGGGAATCGGACATTGAGGAAGTCTGTATTGAAAACCCTGTTGGTGTTCTGTCTACACTTTGGATAGAGCCAAGCCAGTTTATACAGCCGTATGAGTACGGCGACAATGCCAGCAAGAAAACTTGTTTATGGCTTCGAAAGCTCAATCATCTAGTGCCAACTAAGTTTATTCCACCGCGATTAGCTTTGCAAAAAAACGGCAAAGGATATGCGATGCGCTGGGATAATCAGACTGATAGCGGTCAGAACAAAGAGTCTCCCGGTCCTGACCGATGGAAGATCCGCAGCACAACATGGCAAGGGTGGGCTGATGCTATGGCGGATCAGTGGGATAGGTAATGGCAAAAGTTAAGCTAAAACGATTTGAGCAAGGTCCGGTAGACAAGTCGGAATGCAGTCATACACCTGGCTCTGATAATCTGGACTTTTTAAGCTGGAGTAAATGGCGAGCAAAAATGATGAATACCCATAAAGCGACATCTTGTGTCAACTGTGGTCTTGCTAGAGTTTGGATAGTTAAATAATAATTTTTAATCAAAGGAGAATAAGGTCGTGAATAAAACCGAGAATTTAAAAGATATCCTGCAAAAGGTAGCTAATATCGATCCAGATAGAATAGTTAATGATAATTTAATATTACAAGGTCTCTCGCTATCGGAAAGCAGGGTTATTAAAATAACGACTATCACTGGCATGGCCAGCGAAGCGCTCAAGCATATAGAGGCACTAACGAACGCATTGAGGCAATCACAGGCTTACGCGACAGCCGTGACTGAGTACAACGATCAATCAGGTTACATATCACCTTACTTGACGATCATTACCGAGAAGCAGCAAAAAAGGCTGATTGAGGCGTTATCATGAAATACTTTTACTCCGTTTTCAAAATTGCCCCTCACAGAATTATCGGTGAGAATTACTTGTCTAGATGGCACTTGATACCGCGCAACCCCTTATTAAATATTTATCTTCATAAATACACTGGTAATGATGATGAAAGGGCAACGCATGATCACCCATGGGCCAGCGTTTCATTCCTGCTTTCTGGCTCAATTCACGAAATACGAAGAGATAAAAACGGCACGTTCCGACTCAATTACAATTTACACCGTTTTTTACCTAAGTATCGATCAGCTAAGTATTCTCATCGTATCTTGCTTGATACACCGGTAGCCTGGACTTTATTTATAACGGGACCAAGGTTTCGAGAGTGGGGTTTTAATTGTTCTGATGGATGGCGAGACGCAGCTGCTTTTACAGCTACTGACCCTGATGGCAACGAAAGAGGGTGTGACTAATGCCAGCACCTAAATATAATATCAGGATATGCGGCATCAGTAATTGCCATAGAGAGATCTCAATATTTAATAAAAGCGGTCATTTGCTCACAAAAAGAGTGCATGATTCTAGGGAGATATGCGGTCATATCGATTGTGTTCGTGCACTCAGAAAAATAAAAAATCGCGTACTCGTAGCGGAAAAAAGGGATATATCGGAGCTAATAAAAAAAGGACTGAAAGAAGGGATGGAATCTTTTATTGACGGCGCTATTCATAAGGTTGGCAACAAAGGCTATATCTATCGAAAATCGCTCGTTCTTGATGAGTGGATCAAATCGAGTCGAACAGAAGAAGAGTTTTTTAAGGGGGTGATATTGTGATTGAGATTATAACTTGGGTAATAATTGCGGTAATAATAGTTGTTGCATTTATAGCGATCTGGCCTTGGCTTAAAAAGTCAATTCAATAAAAATGAGTAGCCAGCTAAAGCAAAAAACATGCAAGAACAAAGGGTGTAGTAATAAATTCACTCAGTTCAACAGCATTCAGACCTGGTGCTCGCCTAAGTGTGGCCAGGAGATAGCTCAAGCCAAAGTAAAAGTTAATTACAAGGCCGAGACTAATCGACTCAAGAAAAGCTATTACGATAACGATAAGAAGCATCAAATGAAACTTGCTGCGGATTCTTGTCATACTTACATCAGGTATCGCGATCGACACTTACCTTGCATTGATTGCGGGAGGTTTATAGTGGCTCAGTGGAATGCCGGGCACTATAAAACTAGGGGTGGTTTTCCAGAACTTCAGTTCAATGAGTTGAATATTTACAAGCAGTGTTCTCAGTGCAATAAAGACGGCCTTCGGGGTATGGCTCTTTACCGGTTAAATCTAATTGCACGAATCGGAGAGCCTTTGGTTGACTGGCTGGAGACATATCACCCGCCGCAAAACCTAACATTGGATGATATAAAAGGCGTGACCTGGTGGTATAAAATGAAGCTAAAAATGCTTGTTGATAAAGTTGACCCAGCTTGCTAACGCGGTATACTCAACTCTAATGGTTTTACCTGTTAAGGAGGTAATTTATGAAAAAAAGGAACCCATATTTTATAGATGAGCCGACAGGGTTTGCACTTAGCGGAGGTAGGAGTTCGGGCTACATGCTTTATAAAACGATAGAGGCTCACGGTGGAGCCCTGCCAGATAATGTAGAAGTTGTATTTGCTAATACAGGCAAAGAAATGCCGCAAACTTTAGATTTTATAAAGGCATGCCAAGATAATTGGGGAGTCCATATTACCTGGGTTGAATTGTGCGGTGTTGAAAGAATAGAGGCAGAAGGTAAGCGGGTTGTTTTGAAAAAAGAGTTTAAGATTGTCGATTATGATACAGCTAGCCGGAACGGGGAGCCATTCGATATATTTTTAAACGCGAGCTATTCTATCCCAAACGCTGTTGCCCGATCTTGTACTGGCAATTTGAAGGTTAGAGCTATGGCTTGGTATTTACAGGAAGTATGTGGAATGAAGCGGCCACACCTTCAATTTATTGGAATTAGAGGTGATGAAGAAAGGCGCGCACGTAAGATACACGGCACTATTGAAGAAGGGCAGGAACGGTTTTGCCCTATGTGGATAGATGGTGTTACAAAAACAGATGTTGGTAATTTTTGGAGAAACCAGCCTTTCGATTTAATGCTGCCTAATAACAATGGAACAACCGATTGGGGAAACTGTGACGTTTGTTTTTTAAAAGGTAAAACAAAAAGGGCATCAATAATTAGAGAAATACCATCTCTTGCAAATTGGTGGATAAAAGCAGAAGAAAAAATGGGACAGCAATTCCGTCCAGATGAGCCAAGCTACAAACAAATGAAAGAAATAGCCCTTAATCAATTTGATATGTTTTCTGATATAGAAGACGACTCAATATCCTGTTTTTGCGGGGATTAATGAATAAAATACAATCTAGGTTTATTAAAATTGCTCACGACAAGTTAACTCAATTGTTGGGTTGGGAGATTAAGTTTATTAAGGATTTGCTTAATAAGCCAAAAGATTATGAATTATCGGTTATGCAGAATAAATCGCTTAACGATATACAACGAAAGATCTTTTAACCACGAGAGGAAAATAGTAATGCCAGAATCAGTAAAAAATTTAGACGGTAGCCCACATGAAAGTGGGGATCTTGGTGATGGGAAAGAGAGTATTTGGAACTCAGACACGATGGATCGAGTTAGGAGTTTCTCTACCCTGTTAGATGATATCGCCGTAAGTCGAGAAGCATTGAACGCAAAGAAAAAGGCCGGTATTACTGGCTTGATCAATGATGGCTTTAACCAGGACGCACTGGAAATGGCCATTAAGTTTTTTAAAACCCCGGAAGAAAAGCGAGAAAACTTCGATTTAACCTATCAGTTCGCACGAAGGGCTCTAGGTGTACCGGTCCAGGACGATCTTTTTGCTGCAGCAATGCAAGAACAAGTCAGGGTATCAAGAACCGTAAAACCGGAAAAAGAAGACTAATTAATGGAAGTTTTCCCCCTGACCACCAAAGAAAATAAGCAGCTAGCACTTAGAAGGCTGATGGGTGTGATGGGGGCGGACGGCATGGAGATGATACTGCGTAAAGTAGTAGTCGACGGAACGAAAGAACAGGAAGCGTTTTTCAATATTTTATGCGGGATAATATCAAGCGAAACCGGTGATGATATCGAATCAACCAAGTATCACATCAAAAAAGAGACTTTTGGGTTAGTGATCTCAGAAGCTATGGGAGTAACGATTGAGTTTGTGCCTCGCAGTAATTACGAAGGCATGTCAGGTTACTCAAAGCTAATTGAGTGCGCTTATCGAACCGGTGCCGAACTAGATATTATTTTGCCAGAACCGAGAAAGAAGAAATGAATGACGAAAGCATTGAAAAAGAAATTCAAGATAAGGGGTTGAACGGCCCAAGGTTAACGCCAATAGACATTAACTCAGTGATTAAGTCGATTGAATATCATGTTTTCCCTGAGACGCAGTTAACGGTCTGTGTTTTAACTTTGATCAACGGGTTTACAGTAAGTGGGGAGTCTGCCTGCGTGAGTCCTGAAAACTTTGACGCAGAGATAGGTGAAAAAATAGCTCGAAGCAATGCTCGCAGTAAAATATGGGCGCTTGAAGGTTATCTACTAAAGCAGAAACAGTATTTGTCGTCGCTAGGGGTTTAACGATGCCGGACGAAATAGATAACGTGCAACAGCGAGAAGAAGATTTTCTAGATAAAGCTATTAGTGGTGCCCGAGCCGATATCCCGGTCGGTGTACCTGGGAAGTGCGTTAAGTGCGACACACAATTCCCGCGACTAGTGAACGGGTCTTGCGTTCCATGTAGAGAGATAGACGAAAGAGCGGGACGATGAATGTAATTTTTGATATGCAGCGCTGCTTTAATATTTACAATCGTCATCGTTACGATATGTTAGCGCCCAACATTTACATGGGTTTTTCGAACGAAATGGATCTACTTGGAATTCGAAAGAGCGGTTTTATCGATGAGATTGAGATTAAAGTAACTAAGTCTGACTTTCTAGCTGATTTCAAAAAAACAACCAGGGTTAAAAGTAAATATAAATGCTTGTATGGTGCTAACGGCAATGGTTGTTGCTACGGCGGTTATTATAAAAAATCAAAGCATGAGGCTATAAGTACAGGGCAGATGCAATGCAATTACTTTTCATTTTTCATGCCAGAGGGCTTGGTTAGCCAGTGTGATATACCGGAATACGCAGGGCTGTATGTTTTTAAAAAACTATCAAATGATACTGGCGTAGTAACTGAGGTCAAAACCGCGAAACGATTGCATCAAAGAAAAATATCGGAAGAAAAAAAGTATGAGGTCGGTAGGAAAATGGCTTACCGGTATTGGGATTTAACTAATATCAATATAAAGTAATAGGAGTTCATGATGGATGAGTTATTAGGTTCAATTAGCAAGATGATTGTTAATGGCAATAGATTGGAATTACCAAAAGATGAGATGTTTAAGAATTATGCTCAGGTAAAGAAAGCTCTTTTAACGGCTGGCGGCAAATACAAAAAATGCGGTTTTGAGTTTCCCGAGTCAGCGGAAGTTATAAAGTCCAGGTTGGTAGGCGGTGAACTTATCAACGATAAGAAGAAGTTTCAATTCTTCCCTACCCCGGACGCACTAGCTGATCGTCTAATTGACTTAGCTAACATTACAATGACTAGTCGGACCTTAGAGCCGTCAGCCGGCCAAGGCGCGATAGCAAATAAGATAACTAACTGCGTAGTAATTGAGCTGATGGAGCAGAATATTAAAGCGCTGAGACGCCAGCACTATGTTGTTATCGCGGGTGACTTTCTCGAAATCACGGAAGATAGTATTGGTACATTCGACAGGGTTGTAGCAAACCCGCCTTTTACTAAAAACCAGGATATTGATCACATTAAGTATATGTATGAGCTTTTAAATCATGGTGGAAGATTGGTCAGTATGGCTTCTACAAGCTGGGTTCATGGTAGCCAGAAAAAACAAATAGCTTTTCGAGAGTGGCTGGATTCGGTTAATGGAGAGGTTCAGTCTGTTGAAGCTGGCGCGTTTAAAGAAAGCGGTACCGCTATCTCTACAGTCATTGTGATTATCGATAAAAAGCAATGATCCGGGGCGCTTGAAATCGCGTTTATTTAAAAAACCATAAAATTAGAGTAATATTCAAACATGACTGAAATCATCAAAAAGAGAACCGCTATAATTTGTCCGCGAAAAGGGCATAAAATTGCTGTTGCTAACCGAGATATTAGGTCGACTGATCCGGTAAGTTTTGCTCATTATGAGTTTGAGCCTGGTCAAGAGAGGATAGCCGGCGAGCCATTGAAGTGTAAGGTTTGCCTGAGTTATTATTTTGTAAAGGGGTCTATTCATACTGAAAAAGGATGGATGCCCAAAGACCCACAATTCGAATTATCAACCCGAGGTAAATAGTATGTCAGTTTCAATCAAACAGCATTTTAAGCACGCGCCGACCCAGGAGAGCATTGAATTCAAGAGAGTTTTGAATGCAGTGCAGGACGACTTGGCAGCGCTCCGAGCGTCTATTGTTGGCGTAACAGCTCAGTTGGATGCAGATGGCGGTGTTACTGATACCGATTATGCAGCCGACAATGATCCAGCAGCGTTAAATTTAATTAAGTAATGGGAGGTGATACCTATCAAATAACTGATGATGAGCTGGGAAAGCAGCTTCATCAGTTATTTATTGTCGATGGCGAATCTGAGGTCGAGATCGTCCACCCGATTGAGGGTCCACACGTCATCACCAGAGCTGATTACGATAAGATGATGTCTAATCTCAAAGAGGCGTCAGGAATGACCCCAAAGCAGAGAGAAAGGAAGCTTTCTGTTATGCGGCGAAGAATGCAGGTCAAATTTCGAACCGCAATGCCTAAAGCTAAATTTTATACTGTTGATACCGCTGATGATGAAAATTTCGGTCAAGATGTCAATGGCGAGGAAATGGATATCAGTGGGATGGTGTTATCTCCTACCCATGATTACCTGCGCGATAATAAAGTAGAAGAGAATTAGTTAGGGTGATTTGCAGATGAGAGCATGCAAAGACCGCCCATCATGATACTGAAAAAAGCGGATTAGAAGCTGAATAACTTATCCCCTGGAGGCGGTAAAATGTCAGAGTCAATATCAGAAGAAGAAGTTGTAAAAAGGTTACTAGGTAATGGCTGGGTCGATATTCAGATTCGAGACATTATTGGCGATATCTTCCCCCCAAAGTTCATCCCAAAACATAATCAAGTTGTTGTTGCGGAAGATAAAGAAAACGGTATATCAGAATACGCCAGGTTTATTTCTATTTACCACGACGGCCGATACATTTGTAGTTTAGATCCAAACGGAAGTAATGAGGGGATACATTACTTTAGATCGGTAAGGCCGCTAACCAGGGAAGAATTGGAGGGTGAAGATAATGGATAAGAACCCTGCCACTGGCTCTATGGCCACATGCATGTTATGCGGCTACCAGTGGGAGTACGGCAAATTTGGTGGCCATGACTGTATTGACGAGCTCAAAAAAAGAATCGGAATACTGGAGCACAGGTTTGCTAAGTTATACGCAGTCTCTAATGAAGAATCGGTTGAGGGTTATTTTCAAATAATCATTGAGCGCGACGAGTTAAATAACTGCGTGGTTATTATGACTGCTGATGGCCGCGAGGTCTCTAAGTGCTATGACGCTGAGCTTCAGCCAATTGAGCAATTTATTTATGCGGTCGATGCACTGCCAGAGCCTAGAAAGCCACCGGAGGCAGATGATGGATAAGCATATAAATAGGGTGAATAGTATATTTGGGGCTCATGTTCGTGGTATAGATGCAGCTTTCGCGTTAAATGAGTGCATATCTTATTATGGAATGAAACCCTGGGTAATAGGTATTAATGATTCGGTTGAATGGGCGCATGAAAATAAATCACTAGTTAAACGATGGAAAAAGTTAATATTTAGGAGGTATAAAACCAGGTCAATAGCAAAAGTTAGGTCGGTTTGTATGAACGACAGGTTATTTCTCTATGGGAGCTAAAAATCAAACGCCAAAAAAAAAGCCAGTTAAGAAAGCAGTTGTTAAAAAAACGACAGTAAAAAAAGGCGCGTTAAAGAAAGCTTCTACTAAAAAATCAACCTCGGTAACCAGTCAAAAGCTTACGGCACGACAAAGACTTTTTGCAAGAGAGTACCTAGTTGATCTTAATGCGACTCAAGCTGCTATTAGGGCTGGGTACAGTAAAAAATCAGCTCGGGCAATTGGTTACGAGAACTTGACAAAACCATACATAGTCCAGGCAATCTTCGAAGGCATGGAAAATCGCGAGAAGAATGTCGAGACAAGTGCTGAGTGGGTGTTAAAGGCATTGCACGGCGAAGCTATTGCCGATATCGCTGATTTGTATGATAAAGCTGGTAGCTTGAAGTCTATTCATAATTGGCCGCTTGTATGGCGTACTGGGTTAGTTACAGGCGTGAAAGTTAAGCAAGAATATGAATATGTTGGCAATAAGCGAGTGCCTGATGGTGTTGTGACTGAGATCAAACTATCCGACAGGGTTAAGCGACTCGAGTTGATCGGCAAACATCACGCTATGTTCACTGATAACGTCAACCTGGGTGGAGTCATAAGCCTTAAGGATGCTAGCGACGATAGCCTTGATGCCCAAATAATCATTCTTAAAGCGAAATTAGGGTTGTAGATCATGAATAGACAAGAGCATTTACTGACAATATTAGGCGAAGAGTGTTCAGAGCTACACCAGGCTTTATGCAAGGCGATTAGATTCGGTATTTACGAACAACGAGATATGCCTGCTAGTAATGACCAGCGGATATTTAAAGAGTTTAACGACCTATTAGCAATGGTCGATATGGTCAATGAATCGGCTGTTGCTACGAGCTTCAAGGATGCAGGGGTTACACTAGGTCAGTGGGGGCTTATGTATCGTGATGAAGATCTTGTTGCGGCAAAAAAAGCGAAGGTAGAAAAATACCTTTTATACTCAGAAGAGTGCGGAACATTTGAAGTTGATTTTGATTATGGATCGTGACGATAAGATACAGCTTATTCAAATTATGGAAGAGCAGATATACCGAGAGAGCCGTCGATCCTGGCTTAAGTGGTTCCCGGATGAAGGCCCACTACGCCCCGAGCTCTACGCTAAACACCTCGATTTCTTCCGTAATACAAACCTCGATCGTGATGATATCTGTGAGTGTGCCTTTATTGCTGCTAACCGAGTCGGTAAGAGTGTTGCTGGCGGGTACTGCGCTAAGTGTTGGTCGACCGGTGTTTATCCGTCATGGTGGGAGGGTAGAGTATTTGATGGCCCGACTAATGGTTGGTGTGCTGGTGATACGAGCGAGACAGTCCGAGACATTATCCAACTCGAGTTATTGGGTGTTAGGTCAGAAATGGGTACCGGTATGATCCCTGCTGATTCAATTATCAGAACAACTCCCCGAACTGGCGTGCCTGACGCGGTTAAAGACATTTATGTACGGCACGAACCAACAAACGGCACCAGCTACATTGGCTTAAAGACTTACGATCAGAAGCGAAAGTCATTCCAAGGTACGTCAAAAGACTGGATCTGGAACGACGAAGAGCCTGGCATGGATGTTTACGCGGAAGAGATACTTCGGTTAATGACTACCAAGGGTGTGATTATCAATACGTTTACACCTTTGTCAGGTTTGTCTGACGTGGTGTTATCATTCTTACCTGGTGGTAAGGTTCCTGAAGTTTAATTGAGAGGCGGCAAGTTTAAATCATGGCTAAACATGTAACGATGGCTGGATGGGATGACGTTGCTCACCTTGGCGAGAAGGAGAAGGAAACGCTTTATGCTTCAATCCCTCCTTACCAGCGAGACGCACGATCAAAAGGTATTCCGCAACTCGGTTCGGGTGCAATCTACCCGGTACCCGAGTCTGAGATAACAGCAAGTGATTTTCAGTTGCCGAGGCACTGGCCAAAGGGTTATGGCTTTGATGTTGGCTGGAATAAGACTGCAGCTATATTTGGTGCACTCGATCGAGACAACGATGTTCTGTATCTTTATTCAGAATATTATAAAGGCCAGGCAGAGCCAGTTATTCATGCTTCAGGCATTCAAGCTAGAGGCAAGTGGATTCCAGGAAGGATAGATCCAGCTGCTAGAGGCAGAGCGCAACGAGACGGTGAGCAGCTAATGCGAAAC